ATAGCAGGCCCACGCTAGGCCGTCTGCCCCAACGCCCCAGTACGTGTGCATAGGATCCCACGGTGTTATATCAATGACGGTGGTTCCGTCCTTTTTCTTAACAAGCATAGCCCTTCCCGAGTACCAGCCCCTTACGGCTATATACCATGCGAGTTGGGATTTCAGGGAGGGAACGAGTCTATTTCGGAGCCTATCGTTAGCGGATCTAAGCGCCCCTATAATAAACCTCTCCTTATCGTTATTAACCGCCCTGGTGTTACGGGGGTTACCGTTAGGAGGGATACGTATTACCAGGTCTGCGCCTGTCATCCACGAGATAATCTTATCCGCGTATGTCTGAGGTTCGTTAGACGTATACGACTTATACCCGTCTCCCGCGTCGTACTCTTCCAGCTTATAGAGCTGATGATCAGCGTCCATGCGGTTACGTAGCGGGTGGGTAGATTCGTAATGAGCGTCCACCTTATCGATAATATCTTCTGGTTTTAGCCTTGCCATATTTGCCCCGGTTAGTTTGTGGTCCAGCGTTTAACTTTAATAAAGTCCTTACCGTTAACGTATCCGTACCCGAACCGGCTTACCAGCCCGTATATGACCGCTTTAACGGCGTGATTGTTCTTATCTTCGGGCGTATCGCCCACTATATTCCCTTCCCTGTCGGTTTTCCACCTATAAGCCCTGGTCTGTCCGTCGAAAGGGGAGGGGACTGCGCCGAACTCCGATAGTATCCCCCTGCATTTAGGGGAGAAGGTTACTTTAGGTCTGTGCGTGACGGGGTCAGGCTTTAAGAAACCTTTAAGTCTCTCCGTTCCTTCGTTGATCCGTATCTTCTGGGCGTCCAGGTATATCCCCGTTCTGTCCATCCACAGCTCTGCTGGAGCTGACATAGCCTGGTGCTGATACCCCGCGATATCGATAGTTCCCGAGTGTACGTCCTTCCACCACGGCTTATTGGTCACGATATCTATGATACCGTCCGTAGTGAGTCCCTGCTCGTACACCTCGTCGAAGACACATATCTGATCGTTAATATCTTGAGCCGCCATTACGGCGTATGCTCCTGCGTATCCTGGGTCCATCCATAGGTAGACCGGTTCTCCCGGCACCCATTCGGCTTCTTCGTCCACGTGTATATCCGTGCGGAACTCTGCGAACACGAGACCTGTAGGAGGGGACGGGATCCCCTGTATACGCTCCATAAAGAACTCGTCCGAGGCTTGTGTCCGCAGCTTTTGTATCTCCGGGTCATTAATACCCCCTGGGTACAGGTAAGCGTTAGAATAGCTCGGTAGCGAGAAACTCTCCTCATCTTCTGTAGGCATCTGCCATGAGGAGAAAAGTTGGGGATACCATCCTAGGGACCCCTCGAAAGTACCTGACAGGAAGAGCCAGCCCCGTTTAGGCGCTACTCTACCTCTGAGTCTATAGAACGAGTTAAGATCTAACTGTGACGCTTCACATCCAAGCACCCCGTCAGGGGCTCTCATAGCGAGTGTTCTGGGATCTTTCGCCGATTTAGTCTCTATCCTGGTACCGTCAGCGAGTACGATACGTCCCGGGTCCACCCTCTTAGTGACCTCTTCCAGTATTCCCAGAGCCGAGAAGTCCTCTACCAGGTAGTCGAACTCCGCTCTTGTGCGTTCGTAGTCCGCAGCTACCAGCCAATAGAGCCCTTTTCCTTCCGTCTCCAGGAATCTCGACACCAGATACTTAGACGCCACCATACTCTTACCGGCCTGCTCCCCGCCAGCAACCAGAACAAACCGTTTTCTGCAATTAAGAATATCCGCCTGGAGCTTCGTAGGTAAGAAGTCCAGTTGCGAGAATATATACTGCGTGATAGCGGGACTATTAGGCGGCCTAGCCCCTTGTAGTTCCGCTGTTAGAGTTGCCATCAGATCTCCTAGCCAGGATCTTCTGGGCCTCTGCCACCGCTTCTTCTCTCTCTATCTCCGACTCAGTCCTAGTTTCCTTCTTCTTCTTACCCTCCTTAGACGCCTTGATCCCCTTCTTCAACCACTTCCTCCACTCCGCCATCATCTCCTTAGCGGCATCACTACCAGCGCTCTGATCTTTCCTATACCTCTCGGGCCAATGCGCGTTAAGAAGCGTAATTAACAATACCGGGTTGTCCCCAGGCTTCTGTACCTTAACCCTATCAATAGCTATATCCTGTAAATACTCACGGAAACTATGCTTCGCAGTCTCATATAATTCCTTAAACCCGTAGGTATCACTCCTGATCCACCCATATATAGTGTTCCTCGGCACGTTAACCGCCATAGCTGACTTACGTACCGACCCAACACTAGAAAACTCCACGAGGAACTGAGCCATCTTCTTCCTCGTATTTATCTCCCGCTCAGTCTTCCCCATTACCCTCGTTATCCTTCCTAGCTATATGTAACCTTCGAGCTATCTGTCCTACCCTCTGCCTACTTACCCCAAACATACCACCCACCGCCTCATAGGTAAGATCCGGCTGTAACACTATAGCCCTACCAATATCCCTGGATCTCTTAGTAACTCTCCCAGTACCACTATGCTTAGTGTACCTATCATACCCAGCAATCTCCATACATCTCCCCCCATAATAACCATTCGCAACCCCAAACGTACCGCAATCACCCAAAAATGTCAATTTATGTACCAATGTTTTACACATAACTTTGCACGGCAGTTTCGGCTTCGCCTGCAAGTTGCACGGCTAACACGGTGATTTACAGCACCATATCCCATATCTTGATCCCCTTGATCCCCTTGATCCCCTTCAATAACATATAATCCCCACGCAGTTTCTGACAATGCGTGAAATGTTGATTCTCGATTCCATATACTAGGTTAGAATCGTGGAATCGACTTTCTAAAAACCCCAGAAATATCACCTGTGATGTCCGTGACAGTACGTGTGACACCTCTCCCGCCCCTGTTAATTCACTCCCATGTGATACCCGTGATATTTATGTGACAGATATAACACATACGAAAGATATAAATCACTAATAACGTATAGGTGCATATCAAGAAGAAAAGGGCCTTTAGAGTAAAATTTCTGTCATTGGTACCCATACTCTTACATAGAGACTCCCAAGGCATCCCCCCTCTTGGGGAGGGGATTCCCTTCCCCTCTTGGGAGGGGACTCCCCTCACCTCTTAGGAGGGGACTCCCTTCCCCTCTTAGGAGGGGAGCGCGTACCCCCTCACTCTATGGTCACACAGGCCGCGCCAGTACTAGCAGAGTTATAAATTATTCTTTGACGTACAAGATAGATAGAGAGAGAGAGAGAGAGAGAAGAGTCTTATATTCTCCCAGGATCACATAATTCCCAATAGAGGGAATTCTGTGATCCTGAGAATAATAGTTTTATAATCTTAGAGTTAACTTCTTTTCTTAATCTTACTCTTATCTTATTCTTACTCTTAAGAGGGGAAGGGAGTGGGGGATAGAATCATAATCATTTATAGATTCTAGGCTTGATTCTAGAGATATAATATCCAAATAAATCCATTTCCGTCTCTGTTAAGACTCCAATTCAACGCCTCTATTTTTGATCTTCTCACGATATAAGGCTTGACAACCACTCGCTATTCCTGTAGTCTTCTCCATGTTCAGTAAAACATCAGATGGAACTCGACCACACAGTGGTAACTAACATGACCCAGACTGATAACAGACTGAACAGACAGATAGATAGATAGAAATCTAGTGAAAGGAGGAAATAATGGGACGGCAGAGACGCGGACACCGATGCAAACCAGATTGCGAACGTCACGTCAAGAACGTCACGATTAAAGATGACAACATAGCGTCATTATTATCGACAAAGACATCAGAACGTTTGTTTACCAAAGCATGGGGCACGACTCATGACTCCATAGTCAGGCCACGTAAGAGTATGCGTCCGCGTACTGCCATACCTAAAAATAATCCAAAAACAAGGATTACTACATATAGAATTCGAGACAGAAACCAGTCGATACTCTGGGCCATTTAAACCAACAATAAAATAGATGGAAATGGTTTGACTACGATAGTCAAGCGCACACCAACAAGATTGCGCACAATAACGTAAGGAGTTTGATATGCACAACCACGTTATCGCTGGGGATTTTGGATATCTTCCGACGTACTCAGACGAGTCAGGTTACACATACAAATTAGAAGCGTTAGAAGCGCTGAAAGAGTATGTGGACATGGTAGTTGACAGCGTTGATCCTGTAGATGAGACACCGGAACAGTACGACAAACTGCAACGGTCTCAGACAGTGGAAGAATTTTGGCTAAATACCGGCGTAGTCACTGACATAGGCACAGATGGATGTAACGACACCATACAGGCAATCTTTGATAGAGACCTAGCGTCTATAGACTACGCGGAGATTACGGTCTGCTATGAAGATTGCAACAATATAAAGCTTGGGCCAATTCCAGGAGTTATCCCGTTTAACTAGTTGATGGTCTATCACACACACCAAATAATTTGGTGTGTGTCATGATCGGATCAACCAACACAATCGAAAGGCACACAATGACCCCTTCCACAAAGCCACCCGCCAAATACATTGGGCAAATACTGACAAACCATGGATGCTATACAAATTTTGGAATGGCGCGTCATACCACTAATCGCATCAATCAACGTGCACTGGATGTAATAGATGAGAACGCCATAACGGCTGTCATAGACTCACAGAACGCTAAGGTAGGCAAAATGAATGCTACCTATGCTCCCCAACTAACATGTCCTACATCGTGTCCATTCTACCCTGAAATATACGGAGATATTCAGGACATAGAAACTCGGATGCACATTCAGATTCAATTTGCTGAAATTGAATCAGGTAAAATAGATGAACTACCTGCTGATAGAGATTTACGTGTACACGTAGTTGGCGACTCCAGTAACGACATAGCCTGTGGGATTATAGGGGACGCTATGGTGCGATACGAAGCACGATCTCCTAACGGCTCACAAGCCTACACCTACACTCACGCTTGGAACGAACCCATACCCGTGCCTGAGTCAGCTTGGAACGGTGCAAATGTTCTCGCAAGCTGTGAGAATTGGAAACAAATTCATCGTGCGTGGTCACTAGGCTACGCCTGCGAGTGGACGTATGAAAAGCATATGTCCCGCAAGGTGCACATGCGTGATGGCATCAAAGTCTTACCATGTCCAAATAATTTTAATAAGAACGTGACGTGCGCAATGTGTATGAAATGCGCAGACCTTAAACTACTCAAGAAAAATAATATGGTAATAGGATTATCCACACACGGAGCATATCGAAAAGCCAATGCCGCTATTGACGCAACTACCAAATAAATAAAGGAGACACACATGGACCAACCCACCGGCGACCCAAAGAGTCTATTCGACGCAATCGTATGCCACGTTGAGATGGCGAAACGCGCGAGGGAATTCGACCTAAAAAACTACGGTGACAATGTCCCGACTCCTAGTCAGGTAGCACAGGCCATTAGTGTAATGGCCAAAGCAAGGGAACTCCGCCGAATATTAAATAGTTGATGGTCTATAACTGCACCCAAATAATTTTGGGTGCAGTCTTGGGC